ACTCAGGAGAACGCATGAACGCCAAATCTGTGACGCAAATCAAACCCTTGAATCCCAAAGGTGCTGACTTTAAATATGTGGGTCCAGAACCTGCCTGGAAGTTTCAGCCCACCACAGAAAACAGAACGTCGAGCCTGGGTCGTGCCTTTGCCTGGTACAACTATCACTATGGCAAAAAAGATGCCAAAGACATGCTGTGCCAGTACCTGGACATCAATCACCGAAGCAAAGATGCCAAACTCATGCGTGGAATCCCTGACAGCCAGATCAGACTCACACCGGCCTGGGTATGCAGAATGACCTTGATGGGACTGCAACTCAACGAACATGAACAGTGTATCATTGACGAACAGATCGCCACGATGCTGAAAATCAAACAAGAAGTCAAAAAAGTCATCAACGAAGCCGAAGTAGCCGTGGCCAAGTTGACCATCCAGGATCACCTGCGTGAAAAAGTCAGTGAATGTGCTGGCGAACTAGAAGGCATGTTTGATGATTTTATCTCAGCCGGTGCCAAAATGAGCGCAGACTGGAAACCTATTGCACAGATCCGTGGCATGAACATCAGTCCCAACATGGTGGGCACCATTGCTGATACATGGAAAAAGAAGTTGGCCGAGTTTGAGGAAGTGCTAGAAGGTACTGATGCTGACCTTGTAGAAGGCTACGGTCACCTCAACAAGAATCAGATCAAACAGTGCGTCAAGTTCATTGAGCAGGTCATCGCTGACTGTGGCAACTATGTGCAGATCAAAAAGGTAGAACGCAAACCCAGAGCCAAGAAAGCTGTGAGCCCGGAAAAGTTATCGTCCAAGTTCAAGTATTTGAAAGACTTTGCTGAGCTCAAGCTGACCAGTATCGCACCGGCACAGTTGGTCAATGCTTCAGAGGCCTGGTTGTATGATACCAAGAAACGCAAGTTGATCCATGTCATGGCCGATAGTCACCTGGGCACATTCAGTGTCAAAGGCAGCGCCATAGTGGGTTTTGATACCACACAAACTGTGCAAAAAACTCTGCGCAAACCTGCAGAGCAACTCAAAGAGCTACAGAGTGGCGGGAAACCTGCGGCCCGCAAAGTATTCAAGGATATTCGAGCCACAGAAACCAAGTACAACGGGCGCGGAAACGAGACTCTAATCATACTCAAAGCCTGGTAAATACATGGGAACACGGAGTTTCCATGGCACAAGCAGAAAGTACACTACAAACCCTCAAACAAAACCTCATTGAATATGTTCAGCTACAGCTGGCCAGTCAAATTGTGGACATTGAGCTGGACGACGAGCATTACGAAGCTGCATTTCAAAAGACCATTGGAACCTATCGGCAACGAGCACAAAATGCCTATGAAGAAAGCTACATCTTCATGGAGCTGGTCAAAGACGTAAACATCTATACCTTGCCACAGGAAATTGTAACAGTGCGTCAAATATTTCGCAGGACTTTTGGTGATTCAACTGGTCCCTTTGCTTCAAACTTTGATCCATTCAGTCAGGCCGCGGTCAATGTGTATCTCATGAATTTCAACGTGGCTGGAGGACTTGCCACATACGATTTTTATGCCGGCTATGTAGAACTGGCAGCCAGGATGTTTGGTGGCTACATGAACTATACCTGGAATCCAGTGACCAAAAAACTTCAGATTATTCGTGATCCCAAAGGCACCGGAGAAAATGTTCTGCTTTGGTGCTACAATCTCAAACCCGAAGTCAATCTCCTACAAGACTTTCAAATCAGTCAATGGATACGTGACTATATGGTAGCCAACTGCAAGTACATCATCGGCGAAGCTCGCGAAAAATTTGGAACCATTGCTGGACCTCAGGGTGGAGGCACACTCAATGGCACAGCCATGAAAGCCGAAGCTCAGGTCCAAATGGATGCCCAGATCGAGCAACTAAAAAATTATGTCGACGGAAGTCAGCCGATTACCTTTGTCATAGGCTAGACAACAAATCACACCCATGCTATAATACAGCATGGATCTCATGATAGACCTGGAAGGCTTAGGCACAGGACCCGACACAACCATACTCACAATAGCCGCACAGGCTTTTGATCCCTTGGGCTATGGTTTTTATGATCAGCACTATTATGCCCGAGTCACTTTGGAAAGTCAACCCAATCGCAGTATCCAGCAAGGCACCATAGACTGGTGGGCCACACAGCCCACGCCAGCTAAAGAAGAAGCGTTTGGTGAAGACAATCGTATTCCCTTGGATCAAGCTCTGGACGAACTGGGACGACTTATTTGGCATGCAAAAAGAATTTGGGCGCAAGGTCCAACCTACGACATGAACATCCTTGAACATGCCTACAAAAGCTATGGCAAACCTATACCTTGGCAGTTTTATGCTGTTCGTGATAGTCGCACTGTGTTTGGATTGTGGAAAGATCTTCCTAAACCTCCAACCAGTCATCATGCATTAGAGGATTGTCGCAGGCAGATTGACCTGTTGCAAAACACTCTTAAACATTTAAACGTTAAGGAATTGGTATGATTAGCCAACCACTGGAATTTGTTTGGTATGGTTCCTCATCAAAAGACATAGAAAATTACGTAGCACAATGGAAACATCCACAATTCATTGGTGTGGCACTGTGGGAAACCTTTGATCCTCATGAAAATTTGACGCTGTTAGTCGATTTATTAAATCAAAAAAATGTCAAAGTAATCTTGATCTTGAACTCTTGGTGTCAACAATATCAACAACAATTTGATCATCTCAAATGCCATGTTCTTTACTTTGATTTTTTTATCTGGAGAACATACAACGAGTTGGTGATCAAAAAAAAGAACCCTGTGTCAACGCAGTGGAATATAGATGCTGACAAATTTTTATTTTTGACAGGAAAACCACAAAAAGCCAACAGAATACGTTTGTTATACAAATTCAAACAGCAAGGATTACTGGATCGTTGTATTTGGTCTTTGTTTGTGCATGATGGCAATCGCTCTCAAGCATACAAGTGGATCAATGAGCTGGGTTGGGAAGAATTTCAGCGGTTTGTGAAGGAGCATATACGAAATCCAGATTCTGTCAATATCAATATTCAAGTCAATGATCTGCACTATGGAGGAATACCCTACAATGTTGATTTATTCAGACAAACAAAATTCAGGGTGATATCTGAAACATACATGACACATATACGTCCTTGGTTCACAGAAAAGACTTGGATTACAGTGTTGAATCGCTTGCCTTTTATCATAGCCGGTGACATGCACTCAAATAGAGTCCTTACACAGATGGGCTTTCGGACCTTTGAATATTATGTACCAAAACCCAATTATGATATCGTGCCAGAAGTTGAGCAAAGGTTGGATTCCATCGTTGAACATACCAAATATTGGCTGGAACATAAAATGAACGAAACAAGGATTGCACAAGATGTAGAACACAACTATAATCATTTGATAAACATAGCCATTGGATATAAAAACAAACTTGAACAGTCGTTGCATAAAATTGGCATCACAGCCGACATTGACGATGTAATATCAACGCTGGATCATATCACAAACACTTGAGGGAATAACATGATCATTGGAGTATGCGGCCTCATTGGTGCAGGCAAAGATACCATAGCTGACTACTTGGTAAACATACATCAGTTCCGGCGCGAAAGTTTTGCCAACACACTCAAAGATGCAGTAAGCAGTGTGTTTGGTTGGGATCGCGAACTCTTGGAAGGGCGTACCAGACAAAGTCGCGAATGGCGCGAACAACAGGATCCATGGTGGACCAATCGCTTGGGCATGCCAATCACTCCTCGCTGGGTGCTGCAATACTGGGGCACAGAAGTGGTACGCAAGAGCTTTCATGACGATACCTGGATTGCCAGTCTTGAAAACAAACTGCGTAAAACCACCGATGATGTGGTCATAAGTGACTGTAGATTCCCCAATGAAATAGCCGCTATAAAACGAGCCGGCGGCATGGTCATACGAGTACATCGCGGCGCAGATCCCGATTGGTATGGTTTTGCAGAAACAGTGAATCGTGGCCCAGAGCGCAATTTAGAATGGTCATGGGCAAAGACGCAACTAGAACGATTCAACATACACGCTTCTGAAACAGCCTGGATTGGCACTGAATTTGACGCAGTTTTAGACAACAACTCCAGTATGGATCACTTGTACGGTCAGGTCACACGTCTGGTTCAAGATCTCCCGGTCTCCAGGGCAGATCAGCCCATTTGATTTCAACCACACAATTCTGACACACTGTTTTGAGATTTCTGGCCGCAGTGTTGTTTAGATCGCCGTCTACATGGAACACCAGCAACTGCGCACTGTATTTGCTTTTAAACCCGCAACGATCACAGGAATTTTTCTTTTTGTAGCCTGCTGATTGCCAACGCGGTACAGGAGGTTTGATGCGCCGTCCGCGTCGGATACAGTACTCGCACAGCCTGCGATACTGCACCTTTTCGTTACGATAGTAGGCAATAGCTCTGGGCCGTTGATTGCAGGCCAAACAAACAGGTCTCATGAGCTATTTACGACATAAACCTACTAAGTAGGGACGCAATAACCAGGTGTTTTTGGTTTTTTCTATAAATATCAGTAATTAGAAAAAGGAATTACCATGGCACTAACATCACCAGGCGTAGAAGTCACCATCATTGACGAAAGTCAATATATCCCTTCTGCTACCAACTCAGTCCCTTATATCTTGTTGGTAACTGCACAAAACAAAGTTTCTGGCGCAGGAATAGGGGTAGCTGCTGGCACATTGGCTGCAAATGCCAATCAGGTCAGAGAAATGACCAGCCAGCGAGATCTATTGGCCACATACGGAAATCCGTTCTTTTACAAGACCACAGCAGGTACACCTATCAATGGTTACGAGCTAAACGAATACGGATTATTGGCAGCCTACAGTGCCCTGGGCGTGTCAAATCGTTGCTATGTACAACGTGCCGACATTGACTTAGCCGAACTCACGGCTACTTTGGTTCGGCCTACCGGCGAACCCAACAACGGTACCTATTGGTTAGATGACAGCAGTTCCGCTGCTGGTTTGTTCCAGTGGAACGCCAGCGGCACTGGCTCCTTTGCCAACAAGATTCCTCTGGCAATCACAGAGTCTGCTGATTTAGAACCTTCCAGCACAGTGCCACTACAAAGCATTGGCAGCATCGGTGAATATGCTATTGTGACCGAAAGCACCAACAACCCTGTTTATTTCAAGCGCGGTGGTCCTACATCGGATCAAACATCCAGTGTGGCTCTTGGAAACCTTTACAACACCTGGGTATTGCTAGGCAGCGATGACTGGAAGACAGCATGGCCAACCATACAAGGTACTCTGGCACCTACCACACTGCCATTGGGCAATGCCATTACCATCAACGGATTCAACGTCAGTGTGCCAGGCGCACCCAACAACACAGTAGAAGGTCTAAGCGATGCCATCAACTCGGCTGCCATTCCTGGTGTTTACAGTTCATTTATCAATGGACAATTACAGATTTATGGTGACAGCGATGCATCCAATGACAGTTCCAACGTCAGCGGTGTGATTCAAATTGCTAATCAAACAGGCACTCCATTGGCTGCATTGGGCATCACTGTTGGTGTTTACAATGCACCCAAGCTGTTGACATCCTACAGCTACAATGCACCACGTTGGGGCAGCACACAGACCGAGCCAGCACCCACCGGCAGCGTCTGGCAAAAAATGAACAATGTGAATTTGGGTCTGAATTTGGTTGTCAAGAAATATGACAGCACACTGGGACAGTTTGTACAGCAAGGTTGCCCATGGTACCCAAGTGAGTCGGATGCTCTTTATCAGTTGGATTCCACCGGCGGCGGTATAAACATTCCAGCCGGAGCCACCATCGCACTCAATCCAGGTGGTTATGACTTTGCTGACAGCACCGTGCAGGTAATTTCACAGTTCACGATCTATGAAAGATTTGCTTCTGGTGCCACGATAATCACCGGCAACGATACAACTCCAGGCCCTTTTATAAGTGGAAACACATTTACTATTTCAGCGTCTGAACCTGGATCAACCACGTTTACCACACCAGTTACAGCAACATTATTAGGCACAACTGCTTCTGATTTTATATCAGCAGTGAGTGCTGCCAACGTAGCCTTTGTCAGTGCCTCTATCAACAGTGCCGGTGCTATTGTTATCACTCATGCAGCAGGCGGCAGCATCAAGTTGGTCAACACTGCTGGTGTTCCTGTGACCACAGCTGGTTTTGTGACTTCTGTGCGCGGTGTCAGAAACAATTTTGTAAACGGCAACGTCAGTGGTATCATACTCAGCAACTGGGTTACTACACCTACATTTACCTACACAGCCAGCAACACAGCTCCTGATCAAGATCCAGCCAATGATCGTTTATGGTATTACAGTACCAGCACCGTGGCCGATATCATGATTCAAGACGGTGGCGAGTGGAAAGGCTATCAAAATGTCACCAATGATGTGCGCGGTGACAACCTGGCTCTGACCAATGCCACAGGTCCAATATTTGCAGCAACTCCGCCTCTCACACAAACTGATGAAAGCGAAAGCGCATTGGTACCGGGCGACTTGTGGATTGATACCAGTGATCTAGAAAACTATCCGCAGACCTATCGCTGGACCAATGTCAACGGCAACGACGAGTGGGTGTTGTTGGACAACACAGACCAGACCACCAGCAATGGTATCTTGTTCGCTGATGCACGTTGGGCACCCAATGGCACAACCAATCCAATCACAGGAGCATATCCTACAATTACCAGTTTGCTGGTCAGTGATTATTTGGATTTGGATGCACCAGATCCTTCACTGTATCCAGAAGGCATGTTGTTGTGGAACACACGTCGCAGTGGATTCAATGTCAAGGCATTCCGTGTTGATTATTTCAATT